TTTAAGTTATCCAGTTATTACTCTAACAATAATTGTATCAGAGTTAATGCGCCCTGTCAATTCGGAAGGCTTGGTAGATAAGCCATCTAACAGTTTTTTCAAGACAATCTTACCACCATCAAGTACTTGCTTAACAGTCACTTCGGGCTTACGTAAACGCTTGCCAGTAGATGTTTCAGCATTGAAGTTTAGAATTGTTGTACCCTTGATTGTCAACCCTTTCGCATTGTCAGCATTGTACATGCCAAGCAATTTTGTTTTGGTATTGTACAACCACACTTGATTTGCACCAATGATCTTTTCTGGCAGAACACTCTTCAAATTCAACTCAGCGAAATCTTTCATGTATTGAACCTTAGCGGCAATCACACTTGCGGGTTTCTCTTTAACTTTACGTGCTTTACGGGTAGGTTTAGATTCTGCGGCACGATTCGTTTCTGCAACGACTGCATCATAGAATTCTTTAATCTTACGCAATTGCACTTTACTGAAATTAGAATATGCTTCTTTGATATCAGCATCGGATGTATTCATTGCATCTTCAAATTCTTTAGAACGCTTAATGAACGATTCACACATACGCTTCTGTACAACGGAAGACAATGCACGATTCTTTAAATAAGATTGCATGTCTGGAGGAGATTTACATCCACCAGCAATGAAGTCATCCACTAGACCTTCAATCTCACCAACTTCCTCAGAGGCTTTCTCACGAATTCTATCTTGAATAGACACGACTGGTGCAGTTAATGTAACAGTTGGTGCTTTTGGTTTTTTAGTTTTCTTTGCAGTCTCAATGACAGTCTTAAACTCTTTGACAAAGAAGTTTTTGAATGTGTCAGATGGTTCGTAGCCCATACACATCATACGTGCTACCCAACCAAGTTGTACTGGAATAGATGCATCACTTGATACGATCAAAGAAATTTCTTCTTTTGGTCTACCAATACTAGCCATGTATTCTACAACAAAAGTTTTTGCTTGTTTGTTATCGCAAAAATAATTATACCAATTCAAAGCACGGATTTCAGCAATCTTAAGATTACTGATTTCGTCTTGATTGGTCCAAGAAGGTTCTGTGCCAAATGCTTGTGCGTCAGCGCCAGGATTGATCTTGGAAAATTTCATAATTTATTCGCCTAATGTAAATGATACAGATTTAACAGAATCGTAACGAAACGAACGCCATTCGTTTTTCTCTAAGTCAACTACGGAGATAGCATCGTCAGTTGAAGTTGTACGAACACGTTCGGTTTTCTTTTCGTATGTTGGGATTGCAGATTCCTGCAATGTGCATTTCATAGTACGCATTGTACCATCTTTCTTCAGAAAGTCTACAGTTATAGTACCGTATTTGAGATGGCTAGTCAGCCAGTCCCGAAATGCTTTTTGTTCTTTTGGTGTAGTTGTTGAATAATTAAAAGTTGTCATATCAAAGTTCTCCATGTTAAAAATATCTTTCGTTCAATGTCTCTAGTATACTCATAATCCAATCAATTGTCAAGTTCTCGGGTTTCGTTTTGGAATTGTTTTTCCATTTTTACTTCGCTATACAAATAATCGTACAGTTCTTTAATGCCACCAATGTATTTTGCATCGTGGTATATGTGGGGAACAAAACTAGTTTCGGGAACTAATATTCTCAATTGTTCTATTGAATAGTCTTGACCCAATATGAATAGTTTATATTGTCGCCTACAGACTGTCAACAGCGTTTCAACTTTATCAGTTGTTCTGCTTCCCTCTGCACCATAAACATAATACGTCATGGAGCATTATACACCTGCACAAATTCACTTGGCTCATAATGTAGTATTGCAGTTTTGAGTGTACCCTTGAAATCGTATGTTATTTGATAACTTTTAACCACATCATAATAATTTTGATGCGTCACAAGATTACATACAGGATTTGAAATTCCTTCGGTCTTTGCAATTATCGGAGAACTAACAGACGCATTACTATAATGTGTAGTTCCGTGATATCTTTCACAGTAATTTTTTGTTGTCATGTGTGCCACTTTCTCTATTATAGGTTTCTTTGAAATGACCTTTGCCATATAGATTCCACTTTGAGTAGAAGAATCTTCGACAAGAACAACTTCAGATTTTGCGCTAGATGCAAAAAAAGAAATTGCTATAATACTATGTAGCACACTTAACTTTTTCATAATTACTGAATCACATACACACTCGTAACTGTTTTAACTCTTACCGTATTTCCTGGATCATTTTCCATACGAACTGTGCGTATTTGTCCAAAATATTCGAACGTAACATCATATCCAGTGATGATTTGTTTATATTCTCTATCGTTATATGGAATGCAACGTTGAATCATTTTAGACTGACCTGCACCAACAACGCCACCAATGACTGGAGGTGATGGAGATAAGTCTTCAACTAGTGTGCATGATTGACGAATAACGCTGTAGACTTTAGAAGTTGTAATGGGATGAAGTCTTACGACCCTAGCCAAATCATATTTTACGTAATCGTCACCAGAATTTTGACTAGACTCTGAAATAAAACTTCCACCACCAAAGATGGATGGTCCAGCAATAGAATTGCTTATTGCAAAAACGCTAATTAATCCAGCAACTAAAAATTTCACTTTGAACTCCCAACGATAGCATTAATTATTGCAGTTAACCAAAACACCGACATTACAGTTTCCCACGTTACGGGAATGTTTGCGGAAAACAAAGTATTAACCGCAGATAATGTAATGTATGAACCTAGAATGTACAACGACACCCAAGCAATCAATGCACCAACAATGATGCCAGCAGTTGTTTTTTCGGGCGCAAGTGTAAACGGACCAATTTTCATAAACTCTCCTATATGTTACTTTAAACAGTATAACACATCATATATGGCATGTCAAAATGTATTTAACGATGGTTCAAACTCGGCAATCAATTCACGCTCACGCTGGTGTGCAGGTTTACGTCCACGAATCACTTCAAGGACTTCATATTGCCATGCGGCACCAGCTAATTCACGCAATGCATTACACATTGCCCAGTTTTTGTTTTCGCACTTTGCACGACTCACATGTTTTTGCCAACGGATTTTAACCGAACGGGTATAGGCTTGACCCTGTGCAACAGTCAGACCAACATATGAATCGCCAGTATCCACGCACGTAACTTTGTACAGTACATGGTTTCGGTCGGAACGTTTCTTTCTCAATGTCATATGACTAGTATAGCATAGTAGGACAACAAGTCAAGGGTTATTTTGACTTTTGTTGCAGAAAAACAACAAAAACCCCCTCTGAAACCTGCCAAAAACTTGGTTTACCATAAATAATGTTGAATTAATCATTTTGTTTTAGGAGTAAACATGGCAGAAGTAGTACTATCAGAAAAGAAACCATTGTCCCGTAGTGAACGTGAGGCAAGTATTAAAGATAAAGCGGGATGGTTGATTACTGTTCTAGCCGCTTTGCTTGCAATCAATACATATATTTCAAGTGGCAATAGCAGTAAAGTATTGAACAATACAATTAGTGCAAACAATACTTGGGCATTCTATCAAGCAAAATCAGTTAAACAAACTCTTGCTGAGATGGCTAGAGATGATGCTGTTGATAGAAAACAATTTGACAAAGCAGAAAAGTTAACAGCAAAGATTGACAGATATGAATCTGAACCTGCAACAGGTGAAGGTAAAAAAGAACTAATGGCAAAAGCAAAAGGCCTTGAGGCCGAGAGAGATCAGATTCGTAAGTCTGGTCCTTGGTTGACGTTTGCAGGTTCTGCATTTCAAATCGCAATTGTTTTATTGACAGCCAGTATTCTAGCTGTTAGTATGTCGTTATATTTTGCTAGTATCGGTGTTGGGCTTTTTGCCGCAATACTAATGAGTCAAGGTCTGTGGCTTTGGCTACCAATCGTTCTATAAAGCTAATAGTCTTTATAATATGTTTAATAATTTTAAGTGCAAGTGCAGAAAAGACTAAAAAAGACGAAACGTTAAAGTGTGTCCGTTGGGGATGGACTGGTGATGTTTATGAGAGAAAAGTATACTGCTTAGAGTGGGCCAAAAAAGATTGCTCACAACGACTTCACAAAGAAATATGTAAACAGGAATAAACAAATGATAGATCCAATCACAGCACTAGCGGGTATTACATCCGCAATCAGTATGGTCAAAAAGGCAGCCAAAGTTGCCAATGACCTAGGCTCTCTTGCCCCAATGATTGGCAAGATGTTCGATGCTAAGAGTACGGCAACTAAAGCATTGATGGAGGCTAAAAGTTCTAAGAAAGGTTCCAACATGGGAACCGCACTTCAGATTGAGATGGCGCTTGAACAGGCTAGAGCATTTGAAGAGGAATTGAAAATGCTGTTTATGCAAACAGGCAAGATTGATGTATGGAACAAGATCAAGGCTCGTCAAGCTGAAATGGATGCAGACGATGCCCAAGAAATAAGACTCTTCAATGCCAATGAGCGTAAGCGTAAGCAAAAAGAAGAAGAGTTAAATGAGTGGGGAATGATTATAGGTGCAGTTGCATTTGTCATATTCATATTTGGTATCGGTACTTATGAATTGATAGAATGGTGCCAAACAAGTGCTAGGTGTGGAAGATGAACGAATACCAAAAAACATTTGATGTGTGTATAAAAATATTTGTTTATGGTTGTGTAGCGTTATACTTCTTGGGATTTCTTAAATTCTTACCAGACGACCTATCAGATAGAATAGTCAACGGGTTGATAGGAAAGTTTTTACCGTTTTAGCCTATGAAAACATATCGTTCTATTTTTGTGAGTGATGTTCATTTAGGTACCAAAGATAGTCAAGCAGATAAGTTAAATAACTTTTTAAAGCATAATACTTGTGACACACTATATCTAGTGGGTGATATTATTGATGCATGGCGTATACAACAAAACAACTGGCGATGGAAACAAAGCCATACCAATGTAGTGCGTAGAGTATTAGGTCACGCAAAACGTGGCACTAGAGTTGTTTATATAGCCGGGAATCACGATGAGTTTCTTAGACCAATGATACCATATGGTTTTAGTTTTGGTCTTGTTGAAATTCACAATCAAATAGAACATATAGGTGCAGACGGCAAGCACTATCTAGTCACGCATGGAGACTTGTTTGACGGCATTACTAAACTGGCACCGTGGTTAGCCTTCTTGGGAGATAAAGCATATGACTTCATCCTTTCTGTCAATAGTAGGTATAATTGGCTACGTCATCGCATGGGTTTTGGGTACTTTAGCATTAGCAAGTTTCTTAAACACAGAGTTAAAAAGGCAGTAGACTTTATGTTCAAGTTTGAAGAAAACTTGGCCAATTACTGTAAGAAGCGAGGTTTTGATGGAGTTATATGCGGACACATACATCACGCAGAGATTAAAGAAATTAATGGTGTTATGTATATGAACGATGGCGATTGGGTTGAAAGTTGTACAGCACTTGTAGAACATCATGACGGCCGCTGGGAAATTATAACTTGGACTAAGGAGAAAGACAATGATGAAACTGTGTGATAAAATTACTATTGTTGTGCCTTGTAAGAATGAAGAAAATTATATTCATCATTTATTAGATGCTTTACGTAATCAAGACATAGGTGACACTAGAGTAATCATTGCTGACTGTTCCACCGATGCCACTAGACAAGTTATTAAGGATAACAGTATTGGACTGAATGTTGAAATCGTTGATGGTGGTCCAGTGTCTATTGCTAAGAACAATGGAGCAAGGCTAGTCACTACTCCGTACATTCTGTTTATCGATGCTGATGTTCGATTCTTTAAAGATACAGTTATTCAAGATTCTGTTAACAAGATGGAATTAAAGAAACTGCATCTTATTGGACTAAACATCAAATGTTACGATAAAGATATACGTGCAAAGATTGGCTTTACTGCATTTAACCTAATTAATCACACATTAAAATTCTTTTCACCATTT